TCCGTGGCACTGGCTGCGCAACCAAAGGCGTGATGGCGCGGGGGCCAATGGCGTGAACTACAGCCAGCTTGTAACTGCAATTCAGTCATACACGGAGAATCAGTTTCCCCCTGTATACCTTGCTGATGGATCGACTGAGAATTCAACCGCTCAGATCAATCGGTTCATTCAGCAGGCTGAGCAGCGCATTTACAACTCGGTTCAGTTCCCGTCGCTTCGCAAGAATCAGTACACAGCGATCACGTCAAGCAATAAGTACGTGTCTTTGCCAAATGACTTTTTGTCTGTGTATTCGTTGGCATTGGTGACAGGTGTTGTTGGTGGTGATTTGGACACTGGCACGTTTGAGTATTTACTCAACAAGGATGTGAATTTCATCCGTCAGGCGTACCCTGCGCCAAACGACAAAGGTGTTCCAAAATACTATGCGTTGTTTGGCCCGACAATTGTCAGTTCTGCGATCACCAACGAATTGTCAATTATCCTTGGCCCAACGCCTGATGCGGCGTATTACGTTGAGCTTCACTACTATTACTACCCAGAATCCATCACCACCGCGACCACAACATGGTTGGGGGACAACTTTGATTCCGTTTTGCTGTATGGCTCATTGGTAGAGGCTTACACTTTTATGAAAGGTGAGCAAGACATCATCACGTTGTACGACACCAAGTTCAAAGAAGCACTTGCGTTGGCGAAACGTCTGGGCGATGGCATGGAGCGATCCGATAGTTATAGAAGCGGTCAGTATCGTTTATCGCCTTTACCCCAAAACAATGGAGTAGCGTAATGATTAAACATACGCGCCAAGAGGCTAAAACATTAGGGCTGCCTACGTGTTATGGGTCGGCGTGTGTTAAACATCCTGAGCTTGAAGGGCTTCGTAGAGTATCTGGGGCGTGTGTTGAATGCGCTAAAAAAACATTACAGGATAATCGAGCGGCAAATAAAGAACGTACGCAAGCGCAACGCCGTAAAGACCGATTAAAAATGATGCTCAAACCTGAGATGGTTCAAAAGAAACGCGAACGCGATATTCAATATCGTAAAGCAAACAAAGAATCATGCCGCGCCACCATTCTTGCGTGGAGCGCAAATAACCCAGAAAAAGTAAAAGTATACGCAAAGAAAACAAAATTTAACAACAAAGGCAAAGTAAACGCGCATACCGTAAAACGGCGCTTAGCAAAAATTAACCGTACTCCCATTTGGCTCACATCCGATGATCATTGGATGATTCAACAAGCGTATGAGTTGGCTGCGCTGCGTACAAAAATGTTTGGATTTTCTTGGCACGTTGACCACATACTACCGCTCCAAGGCAAAATTGTTTCTGGTTTTCACGTACCGACAAACTTACAAGTAATCCCCGCAGCAGATAATGTGCGAAAGGGGAATCGTGTATGAGCTTCACAGGCAACTTCTCTTGCAATACGCTGCGGGCAGGGCTGGCAAACGGGTCAATTAACTTGACCTCGGATACGTTCCGACTGGCTCTGTACACTAACGATGCAACATTGGACGAGACAACCACAGCCTACACAACCACTGGTGAAGCATCAGGCGGTAACTACGTGGCAGGCGGAGAGATCGTCACCACTACAGTGTCTTCTCAAACAACAGCGTCCGGCAGCGTGACATACGTGACTTTTTCTTCTCCGTCATGGACAGGCGCGATCACAGCCCGTGGCGCGTTGATCTACAAAGCCGGAGACAATGGCGCTGTTTGCGTCCTTGACTTTGGCAACAACAAAACATCAACCACCTCATTCACCGTGACGATGCCTGCAAACACCAGCACGTCAGCACTCATAAGGATCGTGTAATGCTAGTAACTACAACCAAAGGCGAAATGGACGATTCTCTGCTTGAAAAGCGGGAAGGTACAGTCGATAATGACAATGAACACACCACATGGGTTGAGTACTGGTTGGACGGAGAACTTGTCCACCGTTCCGCGCATGTAACTTTGAAAAAGCCCCCAACATTTGCTGGCGGCAGAGCAGCTTCGTTTTAAGGAGAATCCAAGTGGCAAATACCCAATCAATGTGTACCTCGTTCATGGGCGAGTTGATGACAGCAACTCACAACTTCGGCACTGCGCCAACCCGTGGCACATCTGCCGCTGATACGTTTAAAGCAGCTTTGTTTTTGGCATCAGCTACCATTAACGCATCGACCACTGCATACACTACAACCGGAGAAGTCTCTGGTGCTGGGTACACCGCAGGTGGCATAACGGTAACAATAGCAAACCCTCCTACGGCAACAAACGCATCTGCTACGGCGGGCGTGGCGTTTTTTACGCCTTCTGCTAGCTTGGTCTACACCTCTGTGACTTTGACCACAGCGTTTGATGCGGTGTTGATTTACAACTCTTCTCAGAGTAACAAGGCGGTTTCTGTCCATACGTTTGGTTCACAAACTATCAGTGCCGGAACTTTTACCTTGACCATGCCAGCAGACACAACTTCAACGGCTTTGTTGCGTTTAGCCACAACCTAAGCGGAGGCGGCGCAGGCCGTAGACCATGTTTGGTATATCCGCATACGCCCAGTCACCTTATGCCGCTCTTGGCGAAAATGTAGTCGTCGTTGCCCTGACGGGCGTAGCCGCGACTGGGGATGTTGGAACAGTTGTAGCGGGTAAAGAATTTGCTCTGTCAGGTGTATTGGCGACAGGCAGTGTAGGTACGGTTGTCGCCTTAAATTCTCAAGCAGTAACAGGCGTAGAGGCATCGGGCAGTGCTGGGACGGTTGTACAAAGCATATCTGTTGCTTTGACTGGTGTTTTGTCCAACGCAGATGTTGGTGCTGTAGATGAGACAAATTTCCCGTTAATAGCCGGAGTTCACGCCAGTGGGTTTGCGGGTACGCTGACCCCAGAAAAGATATTCGCCATAACAGGGGTGTCAGCCGCAGGAGCGGTCGGGACTGTTACACAAAGCCAAGAAGTTGCGTTAACAGGAGTTGGGGCTTCTGGTCTTGCTGGTACGGTCATATACAACGAGTCTGACGCAACATTTGGCGACGAAGCTATAGGTTCAGTTGGAACAGTAAGCCCCGCTATTTCTATAGCATTGACCGGCGTTGTGGCTTCGGGTGCAGTTAACACTGTTGTCTTTTCTCAAGGTGGCCCTATAACAGGCAGTGGTGCTGCTGGGCTGGTTGGTACGGTTGGTTTAAACAAATCGTTTGCTTTAACTGGGGTTCAGGCTACAGGTTCTGTTGGGTCTGTAATTGCAATCTACTGGAAATTGGTAGATGACAGCCAGACCGCAAACTGGCAAAATGTCAACAATTCTCAAACTGCTGGCTGGGCGCTGGTAGACAACTCAGAAACCCCTGACTGGACGTTGGTTGAGACGGATTAAGGACGCACATGGCTTTTGTACTTGCAGACCGAGTTAAAGAGACCACCACCACGGCGGGTACGGGGACAGTGACTCTGCTCGGGGCATCAACTGGGTATCAGTCCTTTGCCGTCATTGGCGACGCAAACACCACCTATTACACCATTGCAGGACAAACCGGAAACGAGTGGGAAGTTGGGATCGGTACATACACATCGTCTGGTACAACGCTTGCCAGAACAACTGTTTTATCTAATAGCTCTGGTACACAGCCATCGGCACTTAATTTTAGTGCTGGCACAAAAGATGTTTTTGTGTCTTACCCCGCTGAGTATTCGGTAACCAACGACACACCTACGCAAAACATCCTTGACCAAGCGTACTTTCTCTCTTTTATGATGGGCTGACATGGCAACATACACAAATACCTCCTACGTCGCCAAGAATGTTGGCACATCTGCGTCCACGTTGACCACGGTGGCGGCATCCACAACTGCGGCAATTGCCAGTTTGGTGGTGGCGAACACAACAACCTCTCCGATCACTTGTGATGTTTACGTTACCCGGTCTGCTGTGGATTACTACTTGGTCAAGACAGCCACTGTACCTGTGGGTGGTTCGTTGGAAGTGATTCAAGGCAACCGTGTGGTGCTGATTGCATCCGACGCACTCAAGGTTGTGTCCAGCGCAGCGACATCGGCTGACGTGTTTGTTTCAGTATTACTGGCGGCATAACATGGCATTCATAGGCAACACCAACACCACGCAGGCGTTTACACCCGCTGTAGATTTCTTCAGTGGTAACGCATCGACGACAGCGTTTACGTTGTCCAGACCTGTTGCGTCTGTTGCTCAGGTGCAGGCTGTTGTCAACAACGTAGCGCAGAACCCATCGGATGCCTTCACGATCAGTGGCAACACCATCACGTTCACCTCTGCCCCGTCCAGTGGAACGAACAACATCTATGTGTACTACACAAGCCCGATCACGCAGGTGATTGCACCAAGTCAGGGTACGGTTGGGCCGGTTCAATTGGACTATGCAACCTTAAACGGCACTGGGGCGCTTACTATGCCATCTGGCACAACTGCACAACGACCCGGCAGTCCAACTGTTGGAATGTTGCGGTACAACACAACTTTAAGTGTCTATGAAGCCTATACAAGTACTGGATGGCAGGCTATAACCACAATCCCATACGCCATTGAGTACCTTGTCGTAGCCGGAGCCGGTGGAGGCGGCGGCGGGGGAAGTCCAGCAGGCTCCTTTGGAGCCGATGGAACTGCAAACACTGGAGGCGGCGGTGGTGGTGGCGGTGGACATGGTGCTGGTGGTGGCGGCGGCGGGGGTGGGGCTGGAGGGTATTTGTCTGGGTCTGTGACAATTAGCACAAACACAACCTACACGATTACTGTTGGCGCAGGCGGTGGCGGCGGAAACAACGCAAACGGGGCTAACGGATCAAACTCTGTATTCGGTTCTATTGCTACCGCAATTGGCGGCGGCGGGGGCGGCTCGTCAATAGGCTCTGGAAACTCTGGCGGCTCTGGCGGCGGCTCAGACGCAGGATCAGGAGCCAGCGCATCGGGAACATCAGGACAAGGAAACGCTGGTGGCTCGGGGGGTACATATTCACCAAATTACCCCGGTGGAGGCGGAGGCGGTGCTTCGGCAACTGGCTCAAACGGTTCTGGGACTACGGTTGCTGGCACGGGCGGGGCTGGCTCCTCTTCCTCAATTACTGGAACTTCGGTTACTAGAGCCGGAGGGGGTGGCGGCGGCGGGGGGAATTCAAACGCCTCTGGCGGCGCAGGTGGCGGAGGCGCGGGGCGCGCCTCTGGCGGCGGCGATCTTGGAAGTAGCAACGGCGGTTCTGGTGTTGTCATCCTTTCCATACCAACTATCTTTTATTCTGGGACTACGACAGGTTCACCGACAGTTACCACATCTGGTTTAAACACAATTTTGACATTCACTGGTAGTGGTTCATACACATCGTAAGGAAAACAAATGGCACACTTTGCAAAAATTGGTTTAAACAACATAGTCACAGATGTTTTAGTTGTCGCCAATCGGGAAACAATGGATGCCCAAGGCGTTGAACATGAATCTATTGGCGTTGAGTTCTTAAAAACCTTAACAGGTCACGAAACTTGGGTTCAAACAAGCTATAACGGCAACATCCGTAAAAACTTTGCTGGCATTGGTTACACGTACGACAGCCAACGTGATGCGTTTATTCCACCACAGCCATACCCAAGCTGGACGTTAGTAGAGGAAACTTGTCAATGGACTGCCCCTGTTCTTTACCCCGCAGATGGAAAACAATATAGCTGGGATGAAGCCACAACAAACTGGATTGAGGTAACGTAATGTCAATCAGCACAATAGGATCAGATGCGTTAGCAAGCAGTTCGGTTACGCGACCAAAGATTGGTTACGCCGGTGCTGTGTTGCAAGTTGTAAGCACGACAAAAACAGATACATTTTCTACAACATCAACTTCGTATGCTGATGTGACAGGTTTATCTGTTTCAATTACGCCATCATCTGCAACAAGCAAAATTTATGTTGTCGCTCAAGTAACTGGTGGCGGAACACCGGG